AGACACATCACACATAGCAATTTTAGACATAGGACATAAGCCTTTTAAGACTTGATCACTACTGGCTAGGTATAGGATGGCCGTAGTGTATTCACTACCATCACCCTTCTTTGTCTTTGCATTAGTTCCTACACCTAACAGTTTCAATTTAATCATAACTTCATCCTTGTTAGTGGACTACAAAACCCCCTTCATTACGCCTAGCTAATTCTTGTTCAGCTAATTCTAACTTCTGCCTCTCCTCTGGTATAGGATAAGTAATCTTAGATAAAGTTAGAACCATGTTCTCTAAGACCCACGTTGGATGTCTATTTAAGTTCTTCATTTTATTTTTTTTCCTTCTTATAAAATCCACCAGTTTGTTCTATCCACTTGACCCAATCTTTATTTTTCCAAGCATTAGTAGATACTGGAGGCACCTTACAAGTATAACCAAACTTTGGTGTACCACCCAGCTCCACTATCTTATGTTTTAGTTGATCCGTCATAGACATACCGCTGTACTCCGTTGTTAATTCTAAAGCCTTATGGTCTCTCTGGAGTTCAGGAGACTGACTCCAGAGAGACTATGAGGCTTTAATTGTTTTTTGCATATTAGATTCTCCATGATCTAGGAGATTTAAGATGCTATT